CTTTCGCTATCGATATCGCAAAATTGGAGATATGGGTAGCTATATCAGTTTATGCTCAAACTAAAACCAAACAAATGGCTTTATTCATCTGTAAAAAATGTAAAAAGGAAAAAGAATTACAAAAGCAAACTTTAATTTTTGTAGAAAAAAAATGGAGAGTAAAAGAAGCTCTTTGTAAGTGCGGAAAATATATGGAAACGCAAACGCAAGAGGGAATTCCCTACTTAATAAGAACAGAGCCAAGCCTAAAAAACTAATGGGAAAAGGAAGAAAAAAACTACCTACAAGGGTAAAGGAAATGCAGGGTACTTTGGATGCATCAAGGCAGATTAAAAATGAAATGCAAGTTAGTACCTTATCTCAATTGCCGCCAGCTCCAGAATGGTTAAGAGAAACTGCTCAAATTGAGTGGCGCAATGTAACCAATGAGCTTTTTAATTTACAAATGCTTCATAAAATTGATTTAGTTTTATTGGCTGCTTATTGTAATGCTATTTCTTTGCATATTGAAATGGAGCAATTGCTAATGGAAAAAGGTAGAGTGAATCATTACTACAATGAGGATGGAAGTTTGAGGCATAGCCAAAGCAAGCCAGAAGTTAAAATAAGTAATGACAGTTTGGCTAACGCACTAAAGATTGCAAGAGAGTTTGGATTTACGCCAAGCAGTAGGGGTAGTATTTCAGCTCCTAAAATAACTAATAACACTCAAATAAATTATTTTGATTAATGAGCAAATATTATTTTGATAAAGAGGCAGCAAATAGAGCTGTAAGTTTTATTGAGAAATTTATTACTCATACAAAAGGAGAGCTGGCTGGACAGCCATTGCTATTAGAAAAATGGCAAAAGGAAATAGTAAATAAACTCTTTGGATGGAAGAATAAAAAAACCAATTTAAGGCAATACAGAACTTGCTTTATAATGGTAGGTAGGAAGAATGGTAAAACAACTTTAGTTGCTGCGATTTTACTTTATTTGCTGTATGCATCTAAAGAAAGAGGAGCAGAATTGTATGCAGCAGCTGGCGATAGAAACCAAAGCGGAATCATCCATGAAATCGCAAAACAAATGATTCTTAACAATCCAGAACTTTTAGCAAGAGCAAAGATATTAAGAAACTCTATTGTCAATGAAAGCAAGGGCAATTACTTTCAAGCCATTAGCTCTGATAGTAAAACCAAACACGGATTTAATGCTTTTGGAGTTGCTTATGATGAAATCCATACTGCTCCCAATAGAGAGCTTTGGGATACCTTACAAACCTCAACGGGCAGTAGAAGAGAGCCATTAGTTATTGCTATTACAACAGCTGGCTATAATAAGCAAAGCATTTGCTATGAAATATATTCTTATGCTAAAAAAGTAATAGATGGATCAATTTCTGATGATTCTTTTTTACCAATTCTCTATGAAGCCGATATTGATGATGATATAACCAAGGAAGAAACCTGGAAGAAAGCCAATCCTAATTATGGAGTGAGCTTAAAAAAGGAATACATGAAAAGAGAAAGCCAAAAGGCATTAGATATTCCAAGCTATATGAATACCTTTAGGCGGCTTCATCTTTCGCAATGGACAGAAAACGAAGTTAAGTGGATGAGTGATAAGGATTGGATGGATTGCCAGGGAGAGCTGGGAGATTTAAGCGGTATGGAATGCTGGGGTGGATTGGATTTAGCCTCAACAAGAGATATTACAGCTTTTGTTTTACTCTTTAGAGTAGATAATATTTTCAAAATAAAACCTTACTTTTTTGTTCCAAGAGATAATGCTAAAGCAAGAGGAGATAGAGATGGGGTTGATTATATGAGCTGGATAATGCAGGGCCACATGATAGCAACTGATGGCAATGTAACTGATTATTCTTTTGTAAGAAAAAAGATAAATGAGCTATCAAAAAAATATAGGATTCAAAGCATAGCTTATGACAGATGGAACGCAAGCCAATTGGTAATAGATTTGGTGGGAGATGGCGCTAACATGAGTCCATTAGGGCAGGGATTTGCGAGTCTTTCAGCCCCAACAAAAATGAAAGAGAAGCTCATCTTATCAAAAGAAATTCAGCATGATGGCAATCCAGTATTAAGATGGATGATGGGAAATGTGCAATTGGAGATAGATGCAGCCGATAATCACAAGCCAAGTAAGAAAAAAAGTAAAGAAAAAATTGATGGAGTTGCAGCAACTATAATGGCTCTGGCTGAATATATGACAGAGGAAAAAGATGGAGATAGCATTTATGATAATAGAGGTTTATTAATATTATGAAAATAGATTTAGAAATACTGGCTTTATTAAGCCCTAATGGATTTGATGATAGATTTTGGAAGTACGCAAAGGAAACAAAAACCTATTTGGAAGCGTATGAAAGAACTGAAATAGAGCATGAAAAACATTTTGGCAAGCGTAAATATGCGGACTATAATAGCTACAGAAATTGCCGAGATAAAAGAATAAAAAGAAATGCAACCAAGTTGCATAGATAAAAGAACTATATTTGTTATTCTTGCAAATTCCTAAAACTATATAGCATTGGCAATTACCGATTTCATTACAAATTTATTTACCCGAAAAGAAAAAGAAACTGAAAAAAGAGGTGTAGCTCTTAACACTATTTTTCCTCAAGCTGGAACTATTGACAATGACAAAGCATTAACTCTTACAGCTGTTTGGTGTGCTATTAGATTACTTTCCGAGAGCGTATCATCTTTGCCTTGTTCAGTATATACAAAGCAAGCCAATGGAGATAAGTTAGAAGATTCAAATAGTAGAATTTATGATTTAATAAAATATCGGCCTAACAATTACCAGAACAAAATAACTTTTTTTGAGTATATAATGATGAGCATTTGTACTGATGGCAATAGCTATGTGCAAATTGTAAGAGATGGAAGTGGTAGGCCAATACAATTATTGCCAATAAATCCAGACAATGTTACTGTAGTAATAAATGAGGGAGAGCTTTTTTACCAAGTAAATAGCGGTGGAGTTTTAGATTCTGCAGATGTGTTGCATTTTAAAACTCTTACTGATGATGGTATTAATGGAATTAGTCCTATAGACCAATGCCAAAAGGCATTAAGCTGGGGTTTGAATATAGAAGAATTTGGCGTTACATTTTTCCAAAATGGGGCAAAGCCAAGCTCAGTACTTTCTACAGATAGAGCGTTAAGTGAGCAAGCAATTGAAAGATTAAGAAACTCTTTTACTAATACTTATTCACAATTAAAAAATAGCAACTCTACAATAATATTAGAGGAGGGCCTAAACTTTAAGCCGATTTCTATTAGCCCAGATCAAGCCCAGTTCATTTCCAGCAGGCAATTTTCGATAGAGGAGGTGGCTCGTATTTTTAATATTCCGCCTCACATGCTTAAAGATTTAAGCAAATCCAGCTTTAACAATATAGAAATGCAAAGCCAGGAATTTGTTACTTATACATTGATGCCTTATATTACAAGGATAGAGAATGAAATGAACTACAAGCTATTTAGAAAAAATGAGCTGGGCAAATCATTTATTGAATTTAATGTAAATGGCTTATTGAGAGGAGATGTAAAAACAAGAAATGAAGCATACAAAACAGCTATAACTAATGGCTATATGAGCATCAATGAAGTAAGACAAAAAGAAAATCTAAACTCTATTGAGGGTGGAGATAAGCACTTTATGCAAATGAATATGACAACTATAGAGAAAATTGGGGAAGATGCCAGCTAAAGAATGTAATAACGGAAAATGGAAATGGGGCGAAACTGGAGCTTGCATTTATGATTCAAAGGAAGCTGCAGAAAAAGACAATGAAGATTATTATCAAAATGCAATAAATGATGAGGTGGATTTTACAATGAATTTTACCAAAGAGCAAATGGATGAGTTGCATAGCAAAGGAGAAATAATTATTGATGTAGAGGGAGATGATGGCGATACAATGAAAATTCTTTTTACTTATGCAAGTGAAGAAATGGAAGATGAAAGAGCTTTAGAGGATATTGATTTAAGCGTTACAGAGGGAATGAAAGAGGAAGCGCAAAAAGGATTAGATTGGAGAAAAGAATTTGGCAGAGGTGGAACTGAAGTAGGAGTTAAAACTGCTCGAATGATTTTAGATGATGAAATGACTATTGAAAGAGTTATTAAAATGTATGCTTATCTTAAAAGGCATGAAGTAGATAAAGATGCAGAGGGTTTTAATGTAGGAGAGGATGGTTATCCAAGTGCTGGCCGCATAGCTTGGGCTTTATGGGGTGGAGATGCTGCTATTAGATGGAGCGAGAATTTAAGAGATAAGATAAAAGAAGAGCAAGAAATTGATGAATCATTTAATCCAATTAGCCCTAAAAAAGATGAGGAAGCAAGAAAAGAAATAAAAGAGGAAAAGCATGAGAGCTTTTACGATACAGAAAGAAACAAACCTTTAACAAGAAAGGTTGAAAATTTATGGGAAAAAAATATAACTATGGAAAAAAGATATTTTAACATTGAAACCAGAACTGAAAAAAGAGAAGATGGCTCAACAACCATTACTGGCCATGCTGCAGTTTTTAATCAGCTTTCAAGTGATTTAGGTGGATTTAGAGAAGTGATTGCCCCTAATGCTTTTGAAAATGTATTAAATGATGATGTAAGAGCATTGGTAAATCATGACCCAAACTTATTGCTTGCAAGAAGTACAAGTGGCACTCTTAATTTAGAGCAAACAGATGAGGGGTTACAGTACTCATTTGATGTGCCAGATACCAGCTATGGAAGAGATTTAATAATTTCAATGGAGCGTGGCGATATAACTCAAAGCTCATTCGCTTTTACAATTGAGGAAGATAGCTGGGAAACTACAGCTGATGGAGAGATTAGAACAATTAACAAAGTAAAAAATCTTTATGATGTTTCTCCAGTAACTTATCCAGCTTATCCAAGTGCAGATGATTTAACTTTAGCAAAACGCTCATTGGCTTTACATAAGGAAAAAGAAGAAAATAAAAAACAAGAAAAAGATTTAGTGCAGCGTTCTCTGGTTGCATTAAAGATAGAATTAAAAAAGAGAAAATAATAATTAAAAATTTGAATAATGAAAAATAGTATTGAATTAAAAGAAATGCGTTCAGATATTATTGAAACTTTAGAGGGCATAAAAGAGCTTGCTACTAAAGAGGAAAGAGATTTAACGCAAGATGAGAATAATGAAGTTGATGGCCTTTTAACAGAGGTTGACAATTTAGATTCTAAAATCGAAAGAGCAGAAAAAATGGAAACTATTAAGCGTAATGCTGCAGTAGTTTCTGGAGTTACTTCTACAAAGGTAGAAAAAGAGGTAAGAGATTATTCTTTCCAAGAGGCTTTATCTCAAGCTGCAAATGGAAGAATTACTGGCCTTGTAAAAGAAATGGATGAGGAAGCAAGAAGCGAATCAAGATATACTGGCCAATCATTTAAAGGTATTGGTATTCCATCAAGCATACTAACAAGAGCTGCTGTAGAAACTTCTGCAGCTAATGCTACTGAAACAATGGCTTGGACTGATCAACTTGAGGCAAATTTAGTTTTGGCTTCTGCTGGTGCTAACTTTTACAGCGGTGTTAATAACATGAAATTCCCAGTATTTTCTTCTATTAACTCTGGATTCGTTGCTGAAAGTGGTGGCTCTGCTCCAGCTGCAAATGGAACTGCTACATCTTTAACTTTAAGCCCAAAGAAATGTATCTCAATCGTAAATGTATCCGCTGAAGCTGTAACTCAAAATGCTTCTATTGAGGCTGCATTAAGAAGAAACATGGCTCAAAGCGTTGCTGCTACTATGGAATCAGCTTTTTTAGCTAATGCTGATGTAACAAGTGCGCCAACATCTTTATTTAATGATGCAACTTCTTCAGCTACTTCTGCTATTTCTGTAGCTAATGTAGAGAAAATGGAAAGTGATGTATTGGCTGCTGATGTTGCTTTAGAGGGAGCAAGAATGGCTTATATCTTAAATCCAGCTGCTTACGCTGATGTTAAATCTTTAGCTCAAGTAGCAAGTGTTTCTGCATTGTATGATAACGCTGACAAAAGATTAAATGGATATTTCTCATTCATTACATCTAATTTGAACTCTGGTGGTACTGCTTCAAAAACAGCTGCTTTGTTCGGAGATTTCTCTAAAGTTCATATCGCTCAATTTGGTGGGCTTGATGTAATTTATGATATCTACTCTGGAGCTGGAACTGGAGAGCCAAGATATGTACTAACTTCACTTGTTGATGCTGGTGCTGTTCAAGCTACTACATTCCACAAGAATTTAGAAGCGTAATTTTTAGGAATTAATAATTAAAGGGGTGGTGGAATTACTGCCACTCCTTTTTTTTTAACTAAAGGAAAATGGCGAAAAGTTTTGTAATAGATACAGATGGTGGAACTGCAATAATAACTACATCAGAAGCTAAAGAGCATCTGAAAGTAGATACAACTGCAGATGATACTCTTATTGGCAATTTAATAACTGCAGCTGTGCAATCTGCTCAAATATTTACTAATAGATTTTTTATTGAATCTCAAATCATCCAATATGGAGATAAATGGGAAGATATTAGCTACTTATTTAAAAGTAAAGTAAATCAAGTAAGTTCTATAAAATATTATGACAAAGATAACTCTTTGCAAACTCTTTCTACAGATATATGGTTAGCAGATATAAATCATCAGCCTGCAAGGATAGGATTAAAGCCAGATAAAGATTTTCCACAATTAGCTCACAGAATAAACGCTATTGAGGTAACCTATAAAGTAGGTTATGGAGTTGCTGGAGATGTACCACAAGGAATAAAACAAGCGGTACTTTTAACTATTGGAAATTGGTACCAAAATAGAGAACAAGTTGTAGTCGGAAGAATAGCTACCGAACTACCTAAATCGGCTCAATATTTATTAGAGCAGTACAAAGTACAAACAATAGCTTTATGACAATAGGGGAGCTTGATAGGAGAGTAGTAATACAATATCCAGTTTATAGTAGTACTGACTATGGCAGCCATCAGATTTCTGAATTTAGAGATTTTAGAACTGTTTGGGCTAAAATAGATTGGGATGGTGGAACTATAAAAAATGAAAGTGATAAAATTACTGGAATAACAAAAGTGGATTTTTATATTAGGAATTTAGATATGAGCGGATGGCTACAAAGTACCCAAACTGATTCAGGGCCTACATTAAGCTGGAGAATAAAATATACTCAAGATAGTACTACAAAATATTACTATGTACATAACATTGAGCAAATAGATGGCAGAGATGCTTTTTTAAAAATAACTACAGAACAAAAGGACTAATGGCGCAAGCAACTTTTAAGATAGAGGGAGCAAAAGAAATTGCAGAAATGTTTGGGGATTTACCTAAACAAATAAAGCAATATAATTTATGGAAAGCTCTTTGGCGTAAAGTAGCAAAGGATGCTTTAGAAGAGGCTAAAAATAGAGTGCCAAAAGATACTGGTAGATTAAGAGATAGTATTGCTTTTTTTACTACCAGAAAAACAAAGAATTTCATGGGCTTGTATTTAGGGCCAAGAGTAAAGGGCGCATTTCGTACCAAAGAAAAATCTGGCTTTTATGGGCCTTTTATTGAGTATGGAGATGAGGTAATGTTTTATGGAAAAGGAAGAGGAAAAGCTCAAAAGTTTATGCAGCCAGCTTGGGACAATAATAAAGTAGGAATGACAAAAAATGCTTTTAGAGAGGCAATTGATATTGCAGCTAAAGCTATAAAAAGGCACGAAAGAAGATTAAAAAAATATGGGACTTTAGGATATTAAAATGAAGATAGGTTACGCAATATATAATATTTTATCTCAAGATTCTGATGTAGCAGCATTAGCAAGTACAAGAATTTTTCCTAATGTAGCAAAGCAAGGAAGCACATTTCCTTTTATAGTTTACAGAACTACAACTGTTTCTCCTAATGATACTAAAGATGGCGTAAGTACAGTTGATGAAAATAGTTTTGATGTTTTATGTTTTGCTGACAATTATTCTGTTGCTGTAGATTTAGCACAAAAAACCAGGATTGCTTTAGATAGAAAAACTGGAACTTATCCAACTTCTGGAGTACAAGTGCAAAGCATACAATTTACAAGCTATGATGAAGATTTTGAAATAGAGGGAGATGGAATGGGTGTATATGTGCAAACCTTATCTTTTGTATTAAGGCAAATAAATCCAGTATCTAATTAAAAAGAAAAAAATGAAAACTTATAAAATTATAAAAGAGTGGCAATTTAGCGCAAGCAAATTATTCAAAGAGGGGAGAATGGTATGCTTAAATGATGATTTAGCTAAAGAAGCAATTGAAAAAGGTTATATTGCAAAACCGAAAAAGAAATCTAAAAAAGTAAAGAAAAATGGCTGAACTAACTGTACAACAAATAACAGAAGCAGGAGTAGCGGCAACTTATGTGGCTGCAAATGCAGGGGGAGATACTGCAGATAATAACGGCAATTTATTTCTTCATATTAAAAATGGTGGCGGTAGTGAGATAACAGTTACAATAACTGCTCAAACTACATCTGTAGAATCTGGAGCTTATGGAGAATTAACTAAAGCTAATGCAAGTGTGGCAGTAGCAGCAAGTGGTGAAGCATTTATTGGAGGTTTTGCTCCAGCCGCTTTTAATGATGGAGATAGTGAGATAGCAATTACTTATAGTGCTGTTACAAGCGTTACAATTGCTGCTCTTTATGTATAAAAACAATAATAATTAACAAATAAAAAAAATAGAAAAATGGCAATACTTAATGGAACGGATTTAAAAGTTTATGATAGTTCAACAAATATCCTTATAGCGTTTGCTCAAACTGCATCTATTACAATAAACATGGACACTCGAGATATTTCTAATAAAGAGAGTGGCGGCTTTGCTGAATCTTTGGAGGGGCAAAGAAATTTTGAAGTAAGTGTGGATGGAGCTTATGCTTGGACTAATGCAGCTGGATCAGATTTAACTAATGGAGCAGATGATTTAGTTTTAAAATATATGCTTGATGCAGGTAGCAATACAAGAGAAGCATTTACTTTAAGATGGGGAAATACTGGAGGTGCTACTGGTGATACTTATTATCAAGGGAGTGCTTTTTTAACTTCTTTTTCTGCTACTGGTGGAACTGAAGATACTGCAACTTATAGCATGACTTTTGCAGGTACTGGAGCTATTACTCAAAATGTAAGCTAATAACCTTTTGCTCAATATTCCCTTACGCATCCTTTTTTCAGGTGGGTTGCGTTTGGGTGAGAGCATTTTAAAACTTGAAAAAATGGAATATACTTTTGTTAAATTAGGAGATGACAAATATCCTATTAAATTTGGATTTAATGCTTTGCGTAAATATTCAATGAAAACTGGCACAACCTTAAATGAGCTTAATAAATTAGGAGCAGATATGAATCTTAACAATGCTCTTATTTTAATTTATTGTGGCATTGAGGATGGATATAGAGCAGCAAAACAAGAATGTAAATTATCAGTTGATGATTTAGCAGATTTAATGGATGGAGATTTTGATGCTATTGGCAGATGCATGGAAGTGCTTACGCAAATGATGGGGGGAGATAGCGAAAAAAAGCCCAAGCCCAAGAAAGCGAAAAGCTAACTTGGGATAAACTTGAGGGAATTGCTTTTGGGCAATTAGGAATGAGTGTAGAGGAATTTTATAATATGATTCCAAAGCATTTTTTTAATAAGTTAAATGGCTTTTTCGAATTGGAGCAGATGAGGGAGCGCAATGAATGGGAAAGAACAAGATGGCAAACTTGCTACTTATTAAACATCCAAATTGCAAAAGGTAAAAAATTAAAACTTACTGACTTGATTAAATTTGATTGGGATAAAAAAGAAGAGGTGGATTTTGAAAAATTAAAAGCAAGAGCTGAATATATTAAAAAGTTAGAAGAGCATGGCAAATAAAAGTATAGGTTTATTAAATATAGTTTTTGGAGCTGATTTAAGAGGTTTTGATAGGGCAATGAAAAAGGCCCAAAGAAGCATAGCTAAATTCAGCAAGAAAATGAATGCAGTAGGCAATGAGCTTACAACAAAAGTTACTCTTCCAGTTTTAGGTTTAGGAGCTGCAGCTGTAAAAATGGCAGCAGATTTTGAGGAAACAGATAGCAAATTCAAAACAGTATTTAGTAGCATTCAAAAAGAAGCAGAAGAAACGGCTGATGTATTTAAGAAATCTTTTGGACTTTCTGAAAAAGCTGCAAAGCAACTATTGAGCGATACTGGAGATTTATTAGTCGGATTTGGATTTACCGAGAAAGCTGCTTTAGAACTATCTCAACAAGTAAATGAATTGGCAGTTGATTTAGCATCTTTCACTAATTTTAGTGGTGGAGCAGAGGGAGCATCTTTAGCTTTAACCAAAGCATTATTAGGAGAAAGAGAAAGCATTAAATCATTAGGGATAGCAATTACTGAAGCTGACTTAAAAACTTTTGCTGAAGAGCAGGGTTTAGTTTTTAAGGAAATGGACAGAGTGGGGAAAGCCACTTTAACTTATCAGCTTGCCCTAAAACAAAGCTCCAAAGCTGTAGGAGATTTTACAAGAACATCTGGCAGTTTGACAAACCAAACCAGGCAGCTTAATTTTGAACTACAAGATTTAGCTATTGAATTTGGTACTATTTTAATTCCATTAGTAAAATCCATGGTAGAAGCATTAAGAGAGCTTACTGCTTTTATGAATACCTTATCAACTGAAACAAAAGAACAAATCCTTAAATGGGCAGGATATGCTGCAGTATTAGGCCCTATTGCTAAATTAATAGCTATGTTAGCTTCTGGCTTTAGATTGATTTTACCTATGCTTGCTAAAGTAACAACTGCAGTTGTAGGAATGCTTGGGCCTTGGGGAAGATTAGCAGCCATTTTAACTACTGTAGGCACCGCAATTTTTAAGCTCATAAAAGGTAAAAAAGAGGAAGTTAAAACAAGTGAAGATGTTATAAATACAGAAGAGAAAGTAAATAAGATATTTGAAGAGCAAGAAAAAAACATAAAAAATATAACTAAAGAATTACCGAAAGCAACAAAAGCTGTTAAGCAGTATTCAGATGCTATGGCTGATAATATTATTGAAACTGACTTTACTTTTGGAATGAGTCCTGCAGAAGACCAATTTAAAGATATTGTACAATTTACTCCTCAACTAACAAAAAAACAAAAGGAATTAAATGCAGCTGTTATGTTATTTGGAGATGTAATGGCAAACTCTATGATGAATGCGGCTAATAGCCAAGAAAGTTTTTTTAAATCATTTATAGATAATATTAAAAGAGCTATAAAACAATTGCTTATTCAATTATCAGTAGCAACAGCAATTAATTTAATGATGGGTGGTAAAGGAACAACTTTAGCTTCAGCATTTGATGCAGCTAAAACCTCACTTTTAGGCCTTGCTAATGGTGGCTTGGCAACTGGCCCTACAATGGCTTTAGTGGGAGAGGGTAGCGGTACAAGCATAAGCAATCCAGAAGTAATAGCCCCACTTGACAAATTAAAAAATTATATGGGTGGAGATTTAAGAGTTACTGGAAGATTAGTTGGAAACGATATATTTTTAAGTAATGATAAAGCTGGCGTAAGCAGAAATAGATTTGTCTAATGGCATATAATAGAAGATATGAAAGCAATTATTTTTCGCTCAATGGCAGGGATTACTATCTTGAAATAAGAGACCAAAACTTTACTGGCACTACAAAAAAATGCTCATTAGGAGCTGGAGGTTGCAAAATCTCTTATGATACTGATAGCGATAGTAGATACAATCCAATCATTGCTTCTAAAATGGAGATTCCTTTTATTGTAAAAGATCCAGCTGACCAAATATTCATCAAGCAATTAATTGAAAATTCTAATGAAGAAGATGTAGTTGTAGCATTATACATTGGTGGTGGCGCACAATACTCTCCACTATTTAGTGGATATTTATTAAATGATTTGGGAGCGCAAGAGGATGTAAGTTTTCCTTATGAAGTAAAACTAACTGCTACTGATGGCTTGGCAAGATTAAAAGATATTGGCTTTTGGAGTGATGAATCAACCAGCCTTACATATAAACATAAAGGACAGGAAAGAATTACTTATTGGATTAAAGAAATTCTTAATAAAATAACGCCTCCTGGAACTACCCAAGGAATTACATCTGATGCAAGAATTAGAGCAGCTGTCAATTGGTATAATGAGCAGCACGCAAATGCTGGAATGACTTTTGGGCCTTTACATCAAACCAAAATAAAAATGGGGATGATGGAGGATATAGATGCTGATGGTAATATAATTGTAAGAAATACTTATGATGTACTAAAAAGCCTTTGTATAACCTTTGGAATGAGGTGTATCTATTGGAAACATGTTTATTATTTTATTCAAATTGATGGTTATAATACTGGAGAATCAGGAACTATTACTAATCCTGAAAATATAAATACAAGAGATTATAATTTAAGCGGTGCGCAAATAGCAAGCAGAGATAATTTAGGGAGTACTTATTGGACAAGATACAATCAAGTAATAGAAAACCAAATAAATCCAGGTAAAGGTATACAAAAATTAGCTGGCACAACCTTTGAGAACTATCCAATACTTAAAAAAGTTAGTGGCGATTTTATTAACTTTGGTGGGGAAAACTATTATAACGGATTCCCAGAAAGTACGCCAGGGCCTAATGCAACTGGTGGAGTAGGAGATATTGTTTCTGTATCTCAATTAATAATGGAAGACCCTCAAGTAGCTACTAAATTCCTATTGAAAATTCCTTTATCATTTCAACAAGATACAAGCGTTGCAAGCTATAATACGGCTTTTAATGATTTTAGAGTTGATTTTGATTGCTATATAAAAGCATCAATTCCTTCTGGAGCTACTGGTACAGGCTCAACTCAATACCTATATTCTAATGGCTCTGGTGGCTATGCATGGAGTACAACTCTTCCAGCTGTAGGAGATTTTATTAGATTATCTTCTCCAGTTTTTTCTAATAGTGGTGGAATGGCTACATTAACTCCACATAGTAGCCCAAGTGGAGAACTGCCAGCAATTACTGGGGTAACTGGAACTTGGCAGTTTGAAATTATTTTGCAAGCATTTGCTTCAAATGGCTCATTCAAAGACCCTGTAAAAATTAAGGGCTTCACAGGCACTTTTTCAAGTCAAGCAAATGGAATTGATTATAATATTCATGGAGTAAAATGGAAAAACCAGTTAAATGCTGCTCCTGGCACTTGGAGCAATCAAGTAGTAGCTCAACCTAATGGGGTAAATACTCAAACATTAGTTTACATTGGCACAGGAAGTCCATATAGAGGGCAATTGTATATGTTAAATTCCTCTTTTAGTGTCGGAACTTTAGGCACTAAATTTATAAGCCAAACCAATACAAATGACACATCTGAAATTTATTTGGGGCAATTAAATTGGGGAGATAGTGCGCTTGGCTCTGACCCTTCAGCTATACAAGTTTGGAATGGTAGCGCATGGGTGTTTACTGATCCATCTGGGGATTGGGGGCTGGGTACTATTACGCCATCAACTCCTTTAAGCCTTACTAAACTTTTATTAGAACAATATTTAGAAGGGCAAAACACCTCTATTTATCGAATGAATGCCAGGATAGTTTTAGGGCGGCATGAAAGAAGCGCTACAGATAGCAGCGGTACAAGGCCTAAATTCATAAATCCGATTGGTAGATTAGTGCATACAGAGGGAACTTTCCCATCTAAAAATTATATTTTTTTAAGAGGAACTTGGACAACTGGAGAGGATGAGTGGGATGGAGAATGGTTTAACATTGAAAGGCAAAGCCCAACTATTACCACTACTACTACAAATTTGAACTCATTAACCTCTCCAATTGGAGGTACTACGCATCCAAATGCTTCTAATACATCTTCTCCATCTTCTACTTTAAGTCCCAAAATGGCTGCTCCTGCAGTTATTGCTACCACTACAGCCGTTTTATCTGCTCAAAATAAAGTAGCAAATGGCCAATTTACAGCTGATTCCGATTGGAGTAAAAGCTCTGGTGTAACAATAGCATCCAGCCAGCTAAAGTTTGCAAGCGTTGCTTCTGGGCAAGGGGCTTTAAGCGTTTCTTCAGCTATTACTTTAGGTAAGCAATATGAAGTGCAATTTACTGTTAGCGGTTATAGCTCTGGGGGTGTTTATGTGCAATTAGGAGCTACTGCAGGCACTACAGTAACAGCTAATGGAGATTACACGCAAAGCATTACTCCAGAAACATCTACTACTATCCAAATATTAGCAAGCGCTGCAGGAACTACATTGGATATTGATGGCATAATATTAGTAGAAAAAATTACCTCTATTCCTATAAATGATATTGGAGAAACTTTATTAGCTGACAATGATAGAATATATTTAATAAATAACCAATCTGGAGAAATTTATGATTTAAGGCTAAATGCAGCGCAATCAAGTGGAGATACTTCTTTAACCATAGATGCTTTTGCTTTTGATGAAGATGTGCCAGTAGGAGCTTTGTTAGGAATAAATCAAAGGAATCTCATCCAGCAATACCAAAATAAAACAGAGGGAACTATAGGCGGCATGGCAGTAACATCTACTTCAATAGATGGAGCTGGAAAAGTAGGCAGAGAAGTAGTTACTTTTAGATGTGAGGGAAGTAGTATTACAAGCGGAAACTATTATGTAAGTGAGGGAGAGGACAATAATAAAAGCGGAAGATGGAGCGAAATAAATCCAGATGCTCCAAGCCAAATAGGAACGCAAAGAGCATTAAAAGGCTCAAGATTGTTATTGGATAATGATTGCAAAATTGAAAGCGGAAGAGTAGCGATAAGCGGAAGTAGTACTGATAATTTAACTGTTACTCTTTACAAGGTATCTCCTACAGATAATGCCAGCGCTGCTTTAACTCAAACATCAATAGGAACTGTAACCCTAACAATGAATGGAAACGCAAAACCAAGATTGGGAACTTTTAGCAGTTTAAGTGCAGCTACAATAAGTGCAGGAGATATAATAGTGCCAACGATTTCAGTTACGGGTACAACAAGTTTTAGAGGAGTGATAACATTTACATTAATATACGATTAAAATGAAAAAAGAAATAGGAGATAGCTTACAAGTAATGACAGCAAATGGAAGCGCAATTGGATTAAATTTAACCAGCTGCAATGAAATATTAACTTTTATTTCATTAGTGCTTGCCATTGCATTTACTATTTATAAATTTACAAAAGATGCCAAAAAAGAAAAAAATCAATAAAAAAGCAAGCCATCCTAAATGGGGAAAAGCGGAAACTGCAAAAGAAATAAAAGAAAGGCGATTAATTGCCAATGTAAAAGGTGCAAAAATATCTGCAATCTTTCTCAAATAAAAAGGATAAACCGAGATGTGTTTTATTAGGCGGGTATTAGAAAGAAAGTTGATAAAAGATAAAATCAACCAAATGAAAAAGCCAAAAGCAAATTTATTACTGATAAGAGATACTTTTACAGATAAATCAATAATTGGCAAGCTATATTTTGATGGAGAATTTTATGGGCATACTTTGGAACTACCTTGGAAAGATAATAAAAAAAGAGTATCTTGCATTCCTAAAGGGGTTTATGAAGTTAAAAAAAGGAATACAGAAGAAAGTAAATACAAATATGAGCATCTTCATATTTTAGATGTAGAAAATAGAGAATTGATTTTAATGCATGT